GCGCGATTATCAAGTTGAAATTATCAATCGCTTTTTAAAGAATCCACAATGTATTCAGGAAGTGGCCACAGGTGCAGGCAAAACTATTATGACAGCGGCACTGTCTGCAAGTGTGCAACATTTGGGTCGAAGCATTGTTATTGTTCCGTCTAAAAGTCTTGTTACACAAACAGAAACAGACTACAAAACCATGGGACTAGACGTTGGTGTACTGTTCGGGGATCGCAAAGAATACACTAAACAACACACGATCTGCACATGGCAAAGTTTGAATGCTTTGGTGAAAAATACAAAGAACTATGAAGCAGATGTAACCATACACGATTTTATCGAGGATGTTGTCTGTGTCATGGTAGACGAAGCACACAGCGCCAAAGCAGATGCATTAAAGTCTATGTTGACTACTATCTTTGCTCGTGTGCCCATTCGTTGGGGATTAACAGGCACAGTTCCTAAAGAGGATTATGCATATCAAGCATTAAACTGTTGTATTGGTCCAGTGATCGGACAACTCAGTGCCAGCAAGCTACAACTGCAAGGCCATTTAAGCAACTGTCATGTAAACGTAATACAAATGGTCGATTATGTCGAATACAAAGACTACCAACAAGAACTAAAATATTTGTTAGAGACAGATGATAGGTTGGACTATATTGCTGATCTGATTAACAAAATTTCAGAAACAGGAAACACGTTGGTGCTGGTTGACAGGGTAGATCCAGGTAAGAGGTTAGCCAGTAAAATAAAAAATGCAGTTTTTGTGTCAGGAGCTACTAAATCAAAGGCAAGAAAAGATGAGTACGATGAATTTGCGATTACTGATGACAAGGTTGCTGTGGCGACTTACGGTGTGGCCGCTGTGGGTATTAATATCCCTAGGATTTTTAATTTGGTTCTTGTGGAGTCCGGAAAAAGCTTTACAAGAGTTATACAAAGCATTGGGCGAGGCATTAGACGAGCTGAAGACAAGGACTTCGTCCAAATCTGGGACGTAACCAGCACCTGTAAATTTGCCAAACGACATTTAACTAAACGTAAACAATTTTACAAAGAAGCAAACTATCCATTTAGTGTAGAGAAAATCGAATGGCAATAAAGATTGTAGAGCAACATACCAATTCTTTAGGTATTATCATTATTAAAGTAGATTGCAATAAAGGCAAGATCCAAAACATTGCCAGATGGTGTAATGAGCATCGCTGCGGTAAACAGGTAGCTATTCAGAGATTTGCATTCAAGCAAGAAGAATTAACAATGTTTAGATTACGATGGGAAAACACATGAAAAAGATCGCAGTGTGTGGTTGTAGTTGGAGTGCAGTTAGTCGGTATCCTGATTATAAGAATACGCATTGGAGCGAATTAATAGCCAGTGCGTTTAATGCAGAACTGCATAATTTTGCAGTAGGCGGCGTTTCTAATTTTGTTATCAGATTACAAATAGACGAAGTATTAAAATTAAATCCCGACATAGTTATTATTAGTCCGACTTACCCTGATAGAATTGAAGTTCCATATGATATTAGCAAACCAGAAAATAAAAATGTAACATTATCATCTATAGTAAATCCCTCTAAAAAGTTAGATAAAGATCAAAATATTAAAACTAGCGCAATTTGGGATTTGGAAGGCAAAGGATATCCGGGAGTCAAAGACTATGTAACTTACTTTTATTTGAGTGAAGTTAAGAAAAAAATAGATCAGTGGATTATCAGAGATGGTATTCAGCAACTAAAACTAAAAGGTATACCTGTTTTATTACATCCTCAAATTTTGTGGGACGAAGAAGCAACAGTAAAACAATTCTTCCATGGTATATTGGATGATATTGATATTATAAGTAAGGATCAAAGTTTGTATTATAATATTTGGGACTCTGATAACGGAATTGACCCAGGATATCATACCACACCAAAAACACAAAAAGAGTTTGCTGAAAGATTGCAAAAAATAATTAACGACATTATAATAAAATTATGAGATTATTAACTTTAGAAAATACCAGTTACGAATTAAACGAGATACCCGAAGAAGTAGATGACATTAGATTCTGCGTACTAGATAATTCAGATCCCAAAGAACCTGATTACTTTTTTATTCCTTTAATTTTTTTAGAAAGCTTTAACAGTCCTGCACTAGTTCTTAGAATAGGAAATAATGTAGTTAAAATGCCCATAGACTGGCAATTACTTATAGGTGAACCCGACTTAGGAGATTTAGAAGTTGTTCCGCTTACTAGCATCAATGATCGAGGTTTTAGTGCATTTGCTTTTAATCCTATGGCTAGCTTTAGGCCTGAGTTTTATCCTGTGGAAGTAATTGACATATATCAAGATGTTAAATGGTATTTCCCCAAACTCAAGCCTGGACAGATGCTGGCTGTGCCTTTGGAGACTGGAACAGATAAACCTATGTGCGTTTATTTTGTTAAAGATATTAGTCGTCAAAGTGAAGTAGTTAATTATTCTAAAGTTTGGTAAGGAGTCTTATGGCGCAATACACAGAACCTCAAATGTTTGAAATTATCAATCGTCTGGCTAAAATTTATTTAGAAAGTTATCCCAATGATCAAGAAGGATTAGAAAGATTTTTACGTTGGGCTCATTCTCAGTATGGGTACAAGTATGGGAAATCTTAAGCCTGGCGCAAAATATATCTACGAGCGTGACGGCGACACAGTGTTCAGGCGAGAAGTTGGTTCATTGGACCGCGAAGTTGTTGGATACGATCACAGAACTGGCGACGGACGTCCGTTACGTGACCATTTAATGGAAGACGCAATGTGGGGCGAAATTCGACGAATGGCAAAGTCTAATCCTTCATTGCAGTCAGAGCTAGAACGTATAATAATGCTGTATCATCTTCTTAAAGAAGAAAAAAATAATTCAGTAAAGTGGCATCCAGTGTGAAAAAGTTGATAGTATTTGGGGATAGTTGGCCCTACGGATGCGAGTTAGATCGTTATACCCTTGATGCTTTCCCTGCACAAATAGAAAAAATATTAGAGATCCCTGTAGATAATCAAAGTATGTTCGGCACTAGTATTGATCGTATGGTGCATAAATTTTTGCACATTATCGAAGTCGACGACTTAACCGATTGTGGTATATTGTTTTGTTTAACTGGGATCACTCGATCAATGATATTAGATAAAAACATCCCTAAAGAGATACACCCGTCAAACAGTGATATAGAAACTAAAAGCTATTATTCGTATATTTTTAGTTGGGAACTAGCAACGTTTAATTTTTTAAGAAATTGTCTGTTAATACAATCGCTGTGCAAAATAAAAAATATTTCTTTGTTTTTTGTTACAAATTGGTATTCTTTTCCTGAATCAAAATTACTTGATAAAGAAAACATTTATGAAAAATCATTAATTGAAATTTTAGGACTCCCGCCTATGCAGATCAAATTTGATTATCCTTGGAACAAAGTAGAGAACAGCGAGTATTTTTATCCCAATAAGTATCACCCCAATTTAAAAGGTCATCGGTTAATCGCAGAGGAATTAAGCAAATGGATAAGCTCTCAATAAACAATGAAATGGCTCAGCTCGATATGAAAAATCGAGAATTTTATGATGAGCTCACAGATGAAGAACGTAAAAAATTCAGCACTTACTTAATGATGAAATACAGTGCCAATGTCGAAGGCAGCAGCGATCTTCAAGCTTGGTACTTGCTGGCCAGTAATGAACGGGTGAATATAAACTTTTTTGATTTTAACAAGCACACAAAATTGCAATGGTTAATGTGTACATCGGTCAGTCCAGGTATGGGCAAACAACGGCATTATTGGTTGAGCAGTAAAAAGAAAGAAGGATCAAATACTAAAATTATTAAATTTTTAAGTAAGCTATATCCTGCAATGAAGTCCAATGACATCGCTCTTATGGCTGAACTGAACACTGAAAAAGAAATTAAAATCATGGCCAAAGAATTGGGCATGAGTGACAGTGACATTAAAAAGGAATTGGGGTAATGCTGCTAATGAATGGCTGTAGCTATGGTAGTGCGTGGGGTGTAGAAATATATCCATTTGCACAGTCTTTGGGATTTAATAGTGCAGTAAACTTAAGCAAACCTGGATCGTCGAACAGTAGAATTATTAGAACTACTTTTGAGTATCTGCAAAAAAATGCCGTAGACTTTATTGTATTAAGTCTTACTTTTTGGGATCGACAAGAAGCACCTTGGAAAACATTTGAAGATTACGAATCTGTTTGGTCACGGTATACATCTATGGGAATTCCCCATAAAACTGATATAGCAGAAAAAAGCGAATTTAATGTATATAACAATTACGTAAAAAATCGATATTTGTACGATATATCGACACCTTATATAGAAAAACTTCTACTAGAATTAATATTTTTTACAGCATGGCTCGACGCTAATGAGTACAAATACATAATTTATTCTGCTCCGGGATTCTGTAAAGAGGATTTACCTAGTTACACAAAATCAAAATTTAATATACTAGCTCGTAATCCAAGATTAATAGATTTGGAAACATTTTCTAGTAATATATTCATGTTTGAAAACGGTGGCACCTCCGTTGATAAAGTTAACCCGTCTATTAGACACTATGATGTAACTAGCCACAGAATTTTGTATCCTTTTTTAAAAGAATATATTTACAAACATAATCTACTATGAACTTTGTCTGCAAATACTGTAAAAAGTCGTACTTAAAAGAAAGTACATTGCTGGCACATTTGTGCGAGCCTAAACGCAGGTGGCAACAACAAAATGAAACAGGGGTTCAGCTTGGTTTTAAATCTTATTTAAAATTCTATGAGATTACTCAAGGCAGTGCTAGACTGAAAACATACGAAGATTTTGCAGGTAGTCCTTATTATTCTGCTTTTGTCAAATATGGCAGACATTTGGTTGCTATTAGAGCAGTTAACAGTAACAGTTTTACTGAATGGTTATTGAAAAATAATAAAAAATTGGATCATTGGTGCAAAGATGCACTGTACTTGGAATGGTTGCACCAGTATCTTAAAAAAGAAAACGTGCAAGATGCCATTGAACGAGCATTGAAAGAAATGCAAGAGTACGCTGATTCGGATTCGATCTTAGATAACAAATTTAATAATTATTTTAAACTTGGGTCTGGAAATCGAATCGCACATCATATTTCGAATGGACGCATCAGTCCTTGGGTATTATACAATTGTAACAGCGGCATCGATTGGCTTAACAGTGCTAATTCCGAACAATTAGAAATTGTAATGCCCTGTATAGATCCAGACTTTTGGCAACAAAAGTTTCGAGACTATGTGGCCGATGCAGAATGGGCCAAGGATGTATTAGAAAAAGCTGGCTTATGAAGCGAGTAGAAATACGATGGCTACATAGATTTGATGGATCATCTCATTCGATTTTATTGCACAAGTGGTGTGAAGAACAAGGTCTAAAATTGAATAAAGATTATAGTTGGCAATTTAAATCAGATGAAAATGTAACTGTGTTTTATTTTGAAGATCATGTAGAAAGTTATGCTACATTATTTTCATTGAAATGGACTGAATATGAAATTTAAGAGTGATATTGATATAGACTTTGGAGATAGAAATCAGATTCTATCGTTGTTAAAACACACGCCTGCTAGTATTATACGGGATGAAAAATTAACTAAACACAATACAGGTATTTACTTTACAGATATTCCAGTAGATCCCTACACAGGGCAAGCCGGCTTAGATTATCAAGTGGCCGAAGATCGGGGATATTTAAAGTTAGACTTTTTAAATGTTAATTTATATCAACAAGTAACAAATGAAGAACATTTAGTGCAGTTAATGCAGCAAGAGCCAGACTGGACTAAATTATATGATCCCACATTCTGTGAGCAGTTAATTCATATCGGGTCTCATTATAATACGCTGACTAAGATGCCCGAAGTTATCAACAGTATCCCTAGAATGGCTATGTTTTTAAGTGTCATTCGACCAGCCAAAAGACATCTAATAGGATTGTCATGGGCAGAAGTTGCTAAAACAGTGTTCGAAAAACCGCAAGACGACGGGTATTATTTTAAGAAAGCACATGCAATATCATATGCTCATTTGGTTGTAGTTCATATGAACTTGCTAACTAATGCCGACGATGTTATTAAACGATTCGTCGAACCAGTGTAATACTACGGCGTTTACTACGTTTTTGCGCTGATTCTTTAAGACTCAACGCTGGTCCATATTTCAATTCTACATCTTTGCTGTTGAGGGTCTTGAGTGTGGGCCTAAACACAGCCCAATCTGCCTTTAAAAAAATGTTAATAGGAACCATCCTATTACTTTCCCACCACCATATTTCTCCTAATTCTAAATATAAACGCTTCTGGTCGGGCGTTTTAAGTAGGCCAAAATCATAGACGCTGGTAATCACATCGTCTAAATTTTGAATAATTCCTATGTATTCGTTGCCTCCGTAGGTAAGGAAACTTAAAAAAGGATACTGGTCTAATAATTTTTGGTAAGATAAATCCACAATGATATTTATTTTCGAAAATTTTGTGTACATTGAATATGGAAAAGCAACTAAATATGTGATGCAAACCGTTATAAGTTACTATTATGACAATACTGTGGATGTACAATTTGACATTAGTTCAACTTGT